CCTCAGCAGTAACAATATCTCCAGCACGATCTTTTGCTGTTGTATTTGCATAACCTGCAATCTTGAGAGCTTTAGTTCCTTTTTTAACGCTCTTTGTTTCGAAAGCACTATTTAGATAAATTGTCTTATTCATCAGTTACTTCCTCGTTTTCTGATTCCCCTTCTAGGGGTCTTCCACCTTGAGTAGCATCAGTCGCGCTACCTGTGATGTTTTGTGGTACTCTTATACTATCATTTCCTTCTAATTTTGGAAATCTTAATCCTTCACGAGCTTCATTTGGGGTTATAATTCCAGTGTTTACCAGAGTAGAGTAGTAAACTGCCTGCGTTCTGTTATCTGGTTGCAACGCTGGAACGGATAATCTATCAGGTCGTATAGTGACACCACCATTAAAGAAGTGTTCAAATGCTGAACAGAATTGATTTAAAATAGGTAAGATAGTATGTAAGTAAAATAATTTTTGATTGGCATCGATATTAGCATTGTTACCTGATTTTAGGAGAACATAGGGAACTCCTATAGCTTTTGCCATATCTTGCTGAATACGTTCGATAGAGTTTTCAAAATCTAATTGGTCAAAGTTAACTGTTGAGAATTTATCAATTTTTAGTCCTCCGTCTAGAATAGCTGGATTCCTAGCTCCGTCAAAAATGGTAGTATATGTAGAACGCCACGCTTCTAAAAGTCTTTGTTTAACTCTTTGAGATAAAATATTATCAGTAGTTAGTACAAAACCAGGAAGAGCATTGTTTTTAAAGAACTGGCGTTGAAATTTAATCATATAGTAGTATACTTCCATTAAGCCTAGAATAGATTTTAACTTTGATACTCCTCTAAAGATAGAGTTTTCGTTTTCAGAATATATGTGAATAATTTCATGTGGTTCAAAACGAATAGCTTCTGCTTTACGGGTTTGTTTTCCTGCCCCAAATCCATAAAAATCATTAGACTGCTGATTATGAACTAGATAATTATAATGAGAAACAAATGTTTGAGCGTCAGGAACTACTTCGACATCATTAGCGGGCAGTAAAAATAAATCTTGTCCATCGTAATAAAAGAATGCGTTTCCGTCAAGCATATAATCTAGTAAAGCGCGCCTAAACATACGAACCCTATCCTCAAAAGGATTTGGTTTGTGATTTAACATTCTATTTACTTTTTTAGCCGGAGAGTTACCTTCTACAATAAGAGGAATCTCTACACAACCATTAATTACCATTTCAACTGATCGATGAACTACTTCAATTTCACGATAAGCCTGTTCAAAATCTACAATAGTTTCTGGAGAAGCAAAAGGCTCAAGAGCAGCTATAGAGGGTTGTGCCGGGTTAAGTTTTTGTGCTATCCAACCTCTAAAGCCTAGTTTATTTTCATCTGCCATTTTTTGCCCTTTGAATATCTAACCAATTTTTTATTTTTAAAGTTAGATGATTAGAATATCTTTGTCCGTAAATATTATGTAATTGTTTGTGATGCATACTACATAATGTAAATAGATTTTCGTGACTTAGGTCATTTTCACAATCTAATGAAAACTGGACTCTTAAAATATTTATAGTATCTACATCCTCAATTACGGATATTTTATTTTTGTCACACCAATTATTAAAAAGTTCGCTAACACTAAATAAGTGGTGTAATTCTAAAGTGTCTGTTTTACCACATATATAACACTCATCACGAAGTTTGTAATCTTTTTTGATAAAATCTCGTATATATTTTATGGGAATACGCTTTAATTTATTCACTGTACTATACTTTCATTATCTGTCCAAGAGTTATTTTTAAATTTTTCTATTATGTTCCATCTCATAGAATAGTGATTAGGATTTTTGTTTAATCCTACACACCCTTCAGGTAAGTTAAGTACTTTTCCAGATACTGATCTTAAAAAATCTAAATTATACTTTTTCTTGATTAAATAAGATATGATGATATCATCACCTCTTTGAGGGTATCCAATTTTTTCTATACTGTCTTGAATGGCCTCTAGTGCTTCTTGCTTTACTAAAATAACAGACCCTACTAGAAAGTCAACATTTTTGTCTTCGCACCAGTGATCTGTAAGTTGTTGATAAGAGTTAGATGAACTTACTTTTGTCTTACCATATACGCCTGTTATAGGTAAATTTAGACCTATCATTTTTTTCACAAGATTAGGGTGTGGTAATAAATCATCATCAATTACTAGTTTAAACTCTTCGTCATACTCAAAGCATCTATGCCAGCGCTCCATACATAACCAATTCGTATCATTGTTAATAACATCTATAGGTTGCCCTAAGTAAGGAAAGTGATCTTCAGTATTATTATTTACAACCGTAATGGGCATAATATTTCTATAAGCATTGATGATATTAAAAACATTATCAAATCTTTTATAATTAAGAACTATTAATCTTACGTTACTAAGCATAGATAGAAATATTACTCATTTTAGAGTGAGTGTAGATGGCATATCTTACAGCATCACAAGGGTGAGAAGCCCAATCATGTACGGGTTTAGGTGTTTCTGTATTAGGATTCCACTTATAAGAACTCATAGCTGAAAATGTATGAGAAGCGCCTAATGTATCGAAGAAAAGCCTATTTGACTCAATTAATACCTGTAAAAAGTTAATACCATCATTAACAGATTTAATTGCATTCTCACAATATATGTCATAATCATAAGCAAAGTCAGCTTTTACTTGTTGCGCAGCTGAGTCGATATATATTGAATCAATATTCCATTCATCTATTTTTTCTTGGATAGCAGAGGCTAACTCAGAGGTAGTAGATTCTTTTGATACGTACTCATCAATTAGAAAATAATTTTCTCCATCAAAACCAATGACTACAAAAACATTCTCATCTCTGTAACCCACATCAAGGCCTGCTAAAACTTCAGCAAATCGTTCTCCAACATAATCATTAATATGTTTTGCTTCGTCTAATGCCTCATAAATTTGAGATTCTGTGGTAGTCCACTCGCATTCATACTCTTGGGCGAATAAAGCACGTGTTATAGACTTTCTAGCTTCGTCAATATCTTTCTCAGAGAGTAGAGGGTTAGAGCGCCAGCTGTGGATTGAAGAGCCCCAATCATCATACTCTTGATCGCTTCCTCGTAAAAAATAATTGTATAAGTAATTACCTTTTCCGCGAGGGGTTGATATCCATAGACAACGAGAGTCTTTAAAAGTTGAAAGGGCAGGTCTTAAATCTCTAGTAAAATATTCATCATTAGGTATAATGGCAGCTTCATCTACTATAAGTAAATTAGCAGCGCGACCTACAAGAGAGTCTCGATTGTTAGCAGAAAGAAGTCTGAAAACAGAACCGTTAATCAATTTAACAACTTTATCTTTTTGGTTAAATTTATCTACTTCAATATCTAATTGTTTTATAAGATCAGTAACATAATCCCAGATAATGGATGAAAGTGAAAAATTAGGAGCTACAACCATTACTTGTTGATTAGGCTCTAGTAGCTTCGCAAAAGCTAAAATAGCTGCTGCGTAAGACTTACCTGTTCTACGAGCAGCAATATGGACAAAAAATCTATTCTCGTTTAGACCTTCGATCATAGCTTTTTGGGATTCATTAAATTGAACAGGGGTGGGAAGTTTAGTTAATAGTTTATCAACATTTAGACGGAAAAAAGAATTTGACATTACTTAGGGAACATACTAATTAATACAGCAAGGGTAGCTATTACGCTACCGACAAAAGCGCCTACCCAGAGAAGAGTTCTTAGAGATGTTTTACCTTGAGTTGCAAGATTATTCACATCATTAAGTTTTTTGTGCATGATTTTCATCTCCTCAGACACGGAGGCAAGAGAAGAAATTATTTGCGCATAACGCTCTTCACACACTGCTTCGTGTGCGGAGATGTTAGCTTTATTAGACTGAGAGCGTTCATGAAGTCTGTCTAACTCAGTTTGCACCCGATCTAATTCTCTGGTTGTATGTTCCATTACTACTCCGCATAAACCAACTGTTTAGAGTACCACACAGGGATGGTGAATCGCTGGCTATTTTTTATCTCTTTCACGCCATGATTGTAATCACCATTAGAAGGGAAAACAACGGCCATTCCTTTTTTAGGACTAATTTCTATATCATGATCAGGAAANTATATNTCACCNCCTTCATAATCATCATTTAGATAAAATATTACAGAATAGTCTCTGTAGTTTGTTGGATGTTCCATGTCTTTCACATGATCAGGAGCATCTTCTTGCCACGAGTTATCAGAATGTACACTCATCATATCACCAGGATTCCAGAAGGTCAATTCAGTATTATCTGGAAAAGCCAGTTCACCAAAATTTTTATATATATAAGTTTGTCCTAGAAATCGAGCATAGTTTAAAGCACGTTCAACACTACCAAACGGTGCTTGCATATTTCGATGTAATATTTTATAACTGA